GTAAGAATCAGACAAGGCAAAGCAATCAAAGACTTAAGGCCACCTCCGGGTGGCTTTTTTTTGATCTGGCCGCTTGCTGCTTCAACCTACTAACTGTCAAAAAAATTCACCATTTTTCCCAAAAATTAAGGAAATATTGGATTCTTATTAAATTTTGTTAATAACATAAAACATAGAAGCAACAATTGCGGGATTTTGATAGATTCTAGGTGCCTTAGTATGATAAGATGCTTTGTGAAGTAGGATTCTTATGTAACAACAATTTGGAGGGTTTGTGTGACAGAAATCTTGGAGAACGTAGAGAATACAATTTGTGAATTTTTAGCGGCTGGCGAATCTGCCTCCGAGGTGGCAAAGCTTTGTGGCGTATCAATAGAAAAAATACAAGAACTCTTAAAGAATCAAGAATTTAGGGAATTGGTAAAAGCTCGTGGCTTGGAACTGCGTGGAACTCGTATTGAAGCCAAGTATGCAAAAACTGAAGAAGCTTTACTTAATAAAATTGAAACAGAGGCTAAATCTGAATTTGCTGAACTTCCTGCTCTTTGCCGTGCTTTGGAAGTCATTGCAAAAAATCGTATCATGTATCGCAATCCAGCCGGCCTTGGACAACCCTCAATCATTAATAATAATGTTGTTACTCTTATGCTTCCTCAAGGTGTAGGAAGTGAAAAAGTCTTAATGAATGGTAATGCTGAAATTGTTGCAATAGGTGATCGTAATATGGCTTCAATGCCTATTGATGGAGTCAAAGACTTATTTGGAAAACTAGAGGATAAGAGGAAAGAAGTTAAGGAAATTAAAAATGCAAAAGAACCAAGAAAATTTGATGTTGCAACTTACCCAGCCACAGCAACAGCAAGCTAATAAGCTTGTGTATGCTTTGTCTCGTATTTTTATTTCTTTTCCACGTCAACATGGAAAAACTGCTTTGTTTAATTCGCTAAATGGATCAACCAACACCACTAATAAGTAGTCCTCATTCTCGTCTTACACAAACTAAAGTCAATAGCAAAGAAGCTTTTGATGAGGGTTTTAATTCGTTTCAATACTTTTCAACTCTTTGTCTTCCTACAGTTTGTACATTTAAATGGCCTTTTGAATACATTGCAATATGGATGCTTCTTATTAAGGCAATAAGAGATAAAGATGAAAGACAGGTAAAAAGAGTTCTAAGGTTTGCTCTAGGCCTTCCACGCGGTTTTGCAAAGACTACATTTCTAAAACTTCTTGTTACATGGCTTATTGTATATGACTTTATCAACTTTATTCTTATTGTATGTGCTACTGAACCACATGCTGAGAACTTCTTGGCTGACGTTTCTGAAATGTTATCTGCTCCTAATATGGTTGCAATCTATGGCAATTGGTCTGGTGGTCTTGCAATAGATAATGCCAAACTTAAAAAATGTCTCTATCGCCGGCACACAGTGATTATTGCTGCTATTGGTTCAGGAACTTCCGTTCGTGGTCTTAATATAGTTCATGAACGTCCAGACTTTGTTCTATGTGATGATATGCAAACAAAAGAGAATGCAGAATCTGATACAGAGGCAACTCATTTACTAAACTGGTTTGTTGGGACACTTTTGAAATGTGTTGATCCAGTCTTTGCAGTTGTAGCATACATAGGCAATATGTATCCTCAAAACTGTATTCTTTATAAACTTAAAGAAAATCCATATTGGACATCTCTTATCACAGGTTGTATTCTTGCAGATGGTAAATCTCTTTGGGAAGAACTTCGGCCTCTTGAAGCCTTATATGAAGAATTCAAGCATGATGAAGCTTTAAATCTTGCTTATATCTGGTTTGCTGAAATGATGAATGATCCAATTCTTGAACGTATTTCTCTTCTTCCAAAAGGAATTCTTCCTACATGTCCTCTTAAAGAAGAAGAACTTAATCCTGATGCTGGTTTCTGTATTGTTGATCCAGCTGGCTTTCATAAAGCATCAGATGATAATGTTTGTCTTGCAGTTCATGTAATGAATGCAGTTCCTTATATACGTGGAATGATTTCTGGTATTCTTAATCCAAAAGAAATTATTGAGAAAACAGTTGAACTTTGTCTTATTTATAATATTCGTATCATTTTTGTTGAATCTGTAGCATATCAACAAACCTTGTGTTTTTGGTTCACTGAAGAACTTAAACGTGCTGGTCTATCAGATCACTTTATTATTAAAGAAGTAACACCAAAGAATAAGAGTAAAGATTCTCGTATTCGTATCTTTATTCAACAACTTATTGCATTGACAGCTTACATTCTAAGTCCAGAAGTTCGTCACAAATTTGTTTTCCAGGCCTTGCAATATCGTATTGGTAAGAAAACAAATCGTGATGATATTCTTGACGCTCATGCATACATTGAAGATATACGTGCTGACCAGGAACTTTGGGCATTGGTTCATTCTATTTCATTGAATTCTGCTGAACTTAAAAAAGCTGGTGTTGTAGCAGATAATACTCCATTTTAACAGAATAAGGAAAAGGCTGAGAAGATGGCCCAAGCTCCACAAGTAGGCCGACTTACAGCAGACGCGCAAGCATCTTTAGTCAAGTATTGCGGTGTGATACTTGATATCCATCAAAAGCAACAAGAATTACGTGATAAGATGGAGTTTATAGATATTGCGTATGCTCGCTACAAAGCAGCACAAGAAACAGGAACAGATGGTGTTGATGATTCTTCTGCTGGTCAAGTTGCCTGTGGTATCAATATTGATGAAATAACTGTTCCAATTGTTGTTTCACAAGTTGATTCTTATGTCTCCTACCTTAATGATATTTATCTATCAGGTTATCCAATATTTCCTGTAATTTCTACACCCAATACAATATTAGAAGGTGAACAACTCCAAGCAATTATTGATGACCATGCAACACGTGGTCGCTATCAGCGTCAACTTGCTTTATCTTTTAAGGATGCAGTCAAATATAATTTTTCAGCAATTGAAGTAGACTGGTCATCTCTTGATCTTTATAACTTTACATCAAATTATCTTGAACCAACAAAGAATAAAGTTGAAACAACTCAATACAATATTAATAAATTACGTGCATGGGATCCTTATAATACTATTATAGATGGTCGAGTTAATCCTGTTGATATTCCTTACTGTGGTGAGTATACTGGCCATATAGAAATTATCTCCCGTATCGAATTAAAACGTAAACTTGCTTATCATGAATCTTCTGGTAATGGATATCATACATCACAAGCAATGGGATCACAGCTTAGTGCTACATCTACTCCTACTACTGATATTTTTGGTTACTATACAGAAAAGCCACAGATATCAAAGCTTATAAATAACAAAGCTCTACGCAATGGTCAAATGATGGATTGGATGGCATATCTTACTGAACAAAAACAAAAAAGTGGTATTGATCGTGCATCTCGTATGTCTGATGTTTATGAGTATGTAACTCTTTATGCTCGTATTATTCCAGAAGAACATAAAATGGTAAATGTTCCTAAAAAAGGAACTCCTCAAGTTTGGAAACTTTGTTTCGTAAATCATGAAAAACTTGTGTATGCAAAAAGGATTTTCACGATTTACGATATGCTTCCTGTTTTCATTGGGCAACCTTTGGAAGATGGCTTCTCATATCAAACAATGACAACTGCTGAAAATGCAATTCCATTCCAAGAAGCAAATTCAAAGCTTTTTTCAATTCGTTTAAATGCAGCTCGTAGAGCCGTCGTTGACCGTGCTATATATGACTCTACTGCATTAAATCCCAATGATGTTAATTCCCCCTATCCAGCGGCCAAAATTCCCTATAAGGCTAATGCTCTGCTTGGTGGTAAGAAGATTGATGATCTTTATAAATCAATTCCATTTGATTCAAGGGGAACTGAGACAGTTGTTCAAGATATGCGTGCAATGTCTGAAATGGCTGATGATCTAAATGGTGTAAATAAACCTCAACGTGGTCAATTTCAAAAAGGTAATAAATCAAGACAAGAATGGGATGATACAATGGCTGGCTCTTATGGTCGTATGAGAAATTGTGCTCTTATGCTTGAATATCAGCAAATGTTACCAATCAAAGAACAAATTAAGCTAAATATTTATCAATATGGAGTATCTGGAAGTTATCAAAATATGAGTTCTGGTGAAGTTTATGAGATTACTACTAAGAAACTTGAAGATATGCGTAAGATTGTAAACAATTTCAAATTGGCTGATGGACTTCTTCCTGCTGATAAGATTGCTTCAACAGAGGTTCTTATGGGTGGAATTCAACTTCTTTCATCTTCACAAGTTTTGCAACAAACAATGGGCCAAATGCTTCCAAAGATGTTTCTTTATCTCTTAAGTGTTGGTGGTGTTCGTGGACTTGAACAATTTATGCCACAAGTTCAATCTGCTCAAGGTCAACAAACAAATCAATCAGGAACAACACAACCAGTATGATTCCAACATCAGTTGAGATTTTAGACAAAATTACTCTTTCAATTGAGGATATTCCTTTATCTAATGCAGACTTGGCAGCTATTTCGACGGCTCTTTCCAATCCCTCAGTCATAAAATATCTAAAACATCTTAAAAACGATCTATACAAGGATCACACAGAAATTGATCTTAAGACGTACTTTGCAAATAAGGAATTGTATGCAATGCAACAGGTTTTTGTGAAAGGTGGAATCAATGTTATTGAAACATTGCTTCAAATTCACAAGAATCAACCCACACAAGGAGTAGCAAATGCCACAAGCACCCCAACAAGGAATACTTGATAGCATTTTTGCACGTTTTCAAAAAAGAAAGGGTGGAAAACCTGTTATCAAGTCTGGAAGTCAACAAGAAATAGATCCAGCAACAGGAAAACCAAAAATACAGCAGCAACAACAACAGCAAGATGATGGTAGCGAAGAATCTAATGATGCAATGTCTATATATGAAGGACTCTTTTCTCCTCCTGATGCTGAAACTCAAAGAAAGAATGAACCTCCTAAATTCTTATTGGCCGCTGACAAAGTAAAGGAAGCAGCAGGAAAGATGGACTTTACGGCAGGTTTACCTGATGAAATAGTGCAGAAACTCCAATCAGGTGATGCCATTGACGGAAAGACTCTCCTAGTTGCAATTAACTTTGCCGGCAGACAAGCTTACTCACGTGCATTAGAACATGCGACCGGCCTTACTGGTCACTTTGTTGAAGCACGTGTTAAACATGAGCAGCAAGGTCTCCCTACAGCACTACGTAATTACCTTGCAAAATCAAAAGCAGTAAGTGGGCCAGATGTGTCAGATAATCCTGTTGTTAGGGAACATATGTCAATGATCTCTGAGAAGATCGCTGCCAAATTTCCTGACGCAACAGATGATGAAGTTGCAACACTGACACAGGAATACTTCACTGAAATGGCGAAAGCCATTAATCCCAAAGCTTTCCAGCAGTTGACTGGACTTGAACAACAAAAACGTGGGAAAGATGAAGTAGTTATTGATGATTGGTCTGCTTACTTACAACCTTCAGAAGATCAACAACAACAAGGACAGCAACAACAAAAAGCTGCATAATCTAAAGGAAAGGAGTAAGTTTTAAATGGCGTTCTATACGTCAGTTTTCAATACCACAGTAAATCCAGCTCAACTTAACAAACGCTCTTTTGCTGCAACAATGCTTCGTCTTTATCCTGATGGTTCTTTTCCTATCTTTGGTCTTACCTCACAAACTGGCAAAAGCAAAGCTATCAGTTCAACACACGGTTACTTTACAAAAACTCTTGTCTTTGGAAGTGTTCAAATCAATCAAGCTGCTGGTTCACCAACTGGCTATTCTCCTGTTGATACAGTTTTAGTTGTTGATTCAACAGCTGGAATTCTTCCAAATATGGTTCTTTACAATCCTACAACTAGAGAAAATCTTCGTGTTCTTACTGTTGATTCAGCCACACAAATTACTGTTACTCGTGCCTTTGGTCGTGTTGCTCCTGTTGCAATCTTTGATAATCAAGTTCTTGTTGTAGTAGGGTCAGCTTATGCTGAAGGTTCTTCACGTCCAACTGCTCGTGGTATGACGATTATTCATATTCCAACCTTTACACAGATTTTCCGTGATGCTTGGGCACTTACTGATACAGCTCGTGCTTCTGCAATAGAACTTGGTTTTACCAATATCTCTGAAAGTCGTCTTGACTGCTCAACTCTACACAGTGTTGATATTGAAGCAGCAATTCTATTTGGACAAGCTAAAATGGATACCTCCGGTGCTCAACCCTTGCATGCTACACAAGGTATTATTGATGCAACTACTCAATATGCTCCTGGTAACATATTTACTGCTGGTGCAACTACAAACATGACACAACTCATTGATATGTTAGAAGAAGCTTGGAGATTTTCACACAATATGGGAGATGCTAAGACAAGACTTGCTTTCTGTGGTTCTAAGGCAATGAAAGTATTTAATGAAATTGCACGTCTTAATGGAACTATTCAACTTCTTCCAGATCAGTCAGGCTTTGGCTTTTCCTTCCAACGTTTTAAATTCTATAAAGGTAATCTTATTCTAATGGAGCACCCAATTCTTAATGGTATTGCTGGAATGGATGATCTTACAGTTGGTCTTGATATGCCAGCTCTTAAACTTGCATATATGGAAGGCAGAGATACTAAAGTTGAAGAATTTGGTGGAACTGGCAAAAACAATGCAAACGGTGTTGATGCAAACGGTGGTTCTCTTACTACTGAATTTGCTGTTGAACTCATGAATCCAAATGGCTGTTTTGTCATTTACGATCTTACTGCCGGCGCTGCGGGTTAATCTGAGAATCTAAATGTCAGAATCAAATGGCAAAACTACTCTTAGCTTTTCTGAGAGAGTAGCAAGAGCCAAGCTAGAAGCAGAAGCCAAAGCTAAGCAACCGGCAGAGGCTTCTGCTTCTTCTGCTGAACTTATTGAATCTTCACGAATTGCTTCTTCTGATGATAAAACTGTCTATTTTCATTCATCAATTGCCTCTTTTCGTTTTCTTGTTGGTCCAGGTCGTAAAGCAGATTTTAAAGATTATTTTTTCATTACTAATAATCCAGTTGAGATTGAAACAGTTAGAAGAGATTTTGTTAAGAAACTTTCAGGACACGTAAAAGTTACAGAAGTATCTCCTTATTTCTATCAAGCTGCTCGTATGATACAACCTGAAATTCTTCCATTACCAGATCAAAAAGATCTTACATTGGAGCAACAAGAACAAAAACTAGATAACTCATAAATTAGGATTTTTATGTCATTTGGCGCAATGATTGCAACAGTTGCATCAAAAACAAAACGTCCTGATAAGATCTCTGATATTAGGACTGCTGTTAATGCAGCTGTTGCATTCTTTGCTACTGCAAATTTTCCACATGATCGTGTTGATTTTGATTTTGCAATTTCAGGATCTGATTACGTTCAATCCTTTGATATAACAGCATCACCATTTGTTAGATTTAAAACAATTGATTATATTAAACCAGCTGGCTATTTTAAAAATCTTGATTGGCGTGATCCTAAGAAAGTTTTTCAAAATGGACAAGAATGTCTTGATGTTTGGCATCGTTCAGGAAATAATATTGCATTTAAGCTTTCTAGATTGCAATCATCCTTAAAGATTGGATATTTTCAATATCATATAGTTATGACTGCTGATGGTGAAACAGATTGGATTCTTGATGAAATGGCAACAGCTGTTGAAGACTTTGCAAGATCACGAATTTTAGAAGATATTGGTGAAACAACAGAATCAGCACGTTACTTTGCTCGTGCTCTTTTATTTTGGGAAGCTTTTAAGGGTTCAAGTGTTGAGGTAATAGGATAGGTAGACTAATAATGCATTTAAGGCCTGCTTTTCATGCTAGAAAAGATATTTTAGATACTAATGCCCATACTTTTCAAGTCAATAAAGATTCTGTAGATAGTGGTGAGACTTTAACAATTGCAGATGGATATGAGATTATTTTTGGTGAAGATTTCTTTATAAATGGCACGGGAAGTTTGGATATTGTCGGCCAGTTACATATAGTATAAGGGAAATCAAGAATGGGTAAAATTTATTCAACAGAAGAAGCAGAATCTCCTTCAACACCTGCCTCTGGTAAAGTAGTACTTTATTTTAAACAAGATGGTTTTTGGTATTATAAGAATGATAGTGGAACTGAATTTAAACTTATCCCCGGTTCTGGTAGTTTTATTCCACCCAGACACATACATGGACTTACATATTCAAACAGTGCAGGTGATCCTACTAATGATATTGATATTGCAATAGGTTCTGCAAAAGACTCAACTAATGTATTTGATTTAATTCTTACAACAGCTATAACAAAGCGTCTTGATGCTGCTTGGGCTGTTGGAACAAATCAAGGTGGTCTTGATACTGGTTCAATAGCTAATAGTGATTATTATATCCATCTTATTGGGCGTTCAGACACTGGTGTTATTGATGTTCTTTTTTCTCTATCTGCAACAGCTCCTACTATGCCGGCAAATTATGATTACAGACGATTAATTGGCTGGATTAAACGTGTTGGTGCTGCTATTGTCTTATTTACTACTTATGAAACTGAAGGTGGTGGTATTGAATTACTATGGACTACACCAACATTAGACATTAATCTTATTAATACCTTGACAACAGCTAAACGTACTGATCCAGTTAAAGTTCCACTAAACTTTTCTGTAATAGCAATATTAAATATAGGAATTTCTGATGCGGGTGCTTGTGTTGCTTATATTTATTGTCCGGATCAAGCAGATATAGCACCTTCTACTACTGCAGCACCTATGTATACTATTACAGCTCCAGCAGCTGTAGACGGTGGTAGCAATTTGCATATCAGAACAAGCACAACAGGACTTATTGCTGCTCGTTCAACTACAGCTACTATAGATAAGTATAATGTTTCAACAATTGGATTTACTTGGGCAAGGAGGAACTAATGACACTTGGAGAAAAACAACGACTTTTTGTTCATCTTGTTGGACAATTAATTATTTGGGCTTATGAAAACGATTACGAGTTATCATTTGGCCAAACTGTTAGATCAAAAGCGGAAGCAAATGCAAATGTGGCGGCTGGTATTGGTATTTCTAACACTCTTCATTCTCTTTATATTAAGTTGGCTATTGATCTTAATCTTTTCAAAGATTCTTCACTAGAAGCTGATGAAGATATATATCAAAGAGATTCAGAAGCTTATCGTCCATTAGGTGAGAAATGGAAATCCTTGCATCCATTGTGCAGATGGGGTGGAGATTTCAAAGATAAAAATGGAAATCCAAAACCTGACGGAAATCATTTCTCGTTGGAACATGAAGGAGTAAAATAAACATGAAAGAGGAGTATGAGTGATCCATTTTGGCAAGCATTTTTTATATTTGCATCAGCTGTACTAATTGCTGGAATACAGGCTTGGACATCAACTAAAACTAAAACAGCTATTGTTCAAGCAAGTGTTGCAGCAGGAGCACGCTCCATTGTTGCAGAATCAAAAGTAGAAGGTGTTCGTACAACACTTATAACATCCAATGTGGTTACTTCTAACAAACTTAATAATATTAGTAATGTTCTAGACAGTACACATATTTTAGTCAATAGAAACTATGGTAATCAATTAAAATTAACTGAAATTGCCTTACGTAGGTTAGCTCAAGTAACTAAAGAGCCAGAAGATTTTGCAGCAGCTGATGAGGCATTGAAGTTATACAAAGAACATATGCAAAATCAAGCAAAAGTTGATACAAAATTATGAAAATTAAATATGGCTGAAGCCCGTCGTCTTTATCCATTAACAACACCATTAGGAGAACCAATACCTCTTGAAGTTATAAGACTTCATGGACTTGGGCGAATTAATTTTACTTCTGCTGACCAAGAAATTGCTCTTTCTACAGATATTGAAATTCTTGTTTTATATGCAACTCAAGATTGTATTGTCAGATTAGGAATTCTTGCTGCATCTGTGCCTGCTTCCCTTGCTTATCTTGCTGATGCAGTCTTGGTGCCGGCCAATCAATATCTTGTGATTGATAAGAATGAGGCAACTGAGTTACATGCTGTTAGATTTGATACAGATGGAATACTTTGGATAACTGGAGTTCGTGCTTGGCAAGATACACAAAAAGCAGTTCAACATAATAGGATGTAATATGGATATGAATTTAGTTAATGCCCTCAAAGATGTTCCAAATTCTTCTGGCTATCCACATGAACAACGCATGGCCTTTTATCACGGAATTGCTAGTGTCTTTCAAGTATTAGAAATGCCAGAACTTGCACAAGAGTTTGCTGCTCTTAGAGATCAAGGAATGACAACTGGAAGTAATCAAGCAAATGTTGAAATGCTATATGATGATGCTGATTTCATAGGATAAGGTAAAAATGCGTTCTCGTTATTTTTCAGTTTATACTTCTCGTGGCCCAAAAGGTGATCCAGGTTCTAATACTGTTATACTTAGAAAAAATACTGGTCTTAATATTGGAAATCGTCCACGAATTAATCTTATTGAAGGAACAAATATAATAATAACAGTAACAGATGATATTGCTAACGATGAGTTAGATGTCGTTATAGATGCAATAGGTGGTGGATTGTCTGAATCACACATTCCATTTATTGCATCAGCAGTACCATTTGTGTTTTAGACTATATAAATAATGCTGTTAATCAGTTAAGGAGTTATCATGAGTTTGTATGCTGCAACAGCAGAAGCCGCAGCAGTTCCAGCAGTAATGTCAACAATCCTAGAGGTCAATCCACCGGCTAATAGAAAAGCAACAATTACAGAAGCCTCAATCTCTTTTTCAGGTGTCTCTGCAACTGATGTTCCTGTTCGTGTTCAACTTGTTGAAGTTACTGCGGCTTCTGCTGCTGGAACTGCTGTAACACCTTCTTCTCAACGTGATGGTCAGGTAGCTGTTGGTGCAGCAGCCAAGAAACTTCCGGCATCAGAAGGAACAGTCACTGTTCTTAAAACATATAATGTTCCTCCATCTTCTGGTCTTGTTATTCAATATCCTCTTGGACGTGAACCTGAAATTCAAGGTGCTGCAGCTGCTGCTAAGGGATATGCTATTAGAGCTAATCGCGGAACTGGTGCTGCAATTAATGCTGAAGCAAATATTGAATGGGAAGAATAATATAGTTTAATCCTTTCATTTATTATAATTATTTATGTCCTCAGTTACAATACGTTTAACCAATACTTGTATTGGAGGTGGCCATTTACAGTTTGTAGTAACTGGAGATGCCATAGCCTCTATACCCATACAGACTACACATATCTCAGAATCTATTTCTGAGGAAGATATTATAATTTTTGTTAAAATGATTATACGATTAGCAAAAATAGGACGAACTCTTGCACAAACTAGAGCATTATTACAAACTGGTATAACAATTGTAATTTAATATGACACTTCAATCAATTCTGCCAACATTTTTATATTATCCAATGCCAATGGTAGATGGTGGAGCTTTATCATCTGCCTTAGGAAATCCAACTTTAACTTTTGACTCAGTAACTGATAGAATTGCATGGGTAGGTAACTTTCCAATTACAGATACTATTACTACGGTCAGTTTTCGCACTGGCACAGTTACAGTTGGAAGTACAATTGAGATTAGAATTGAAACTGTTACAAATGGTCGTCCTTCTGGCACTCTATGGGCAGCAAACACTAATGGAACTGTAGTTGTAGCTAATGGTGATGATAGTGTCTGGAAAACTGTAACTCTTACTTCTGCTGCCAATATTACTGCAGGTGATGAAATTGCTATTGTTGTTGTCAATTCTAGTGGTACTCCAAATATGCAATTCTCTGTGTGTTCTGATGTGTTGGGAAAGGAAAGTCGCAACGCACATTATCCATTGCTTCTTTTAGATGCTGGTGCCGGAACTTGGGCAGGAACTGGGATTTCTTCTTCTACTGGGCAACTTGAATGGATTGTAACAACTGGAACAGCTGGAGTTATTTATTTACCTAATCTTTCTCCTTTGGATGGTGCTGGAACTGTAACTACATTTAACAGTGGTGCATCTCCTGATGAAAGAGCCTTACGATTTCAAGTACCTTTTAAGTGTAGAGTTATTGGTTTACATGTTGGTATGGCAAACAATGCTGCTGGTTCTGATTTTACTTTTTCTTTATGGAATACATCTGGAACTACAGACGCAGCTGCTTTAGCTCAAGCAACCTGTGATGGGGATTTTGCTTTATCAACAACACAAGATGGATATGTAGATTTATTCTTTGCAACACCAGTTACACTTGATATAAATACAACCTATTATGCTGGATTGCGAGCAGATACCGCAAATAATATTGCCTTATATGAATTTATTACTGCAACAGTAACAAATGCCATTAAAGCATTTGGTGTTAATGCAGAAACTTATCTTGCCACTCGGGCATGGGCTGCTGGCACAGCGGGTGCTTGGACAACTACAACGACAACACTTCCATGTATTAGTTTAATAATTGATCAACTTGATGATGGTGTATCTGCGGGTGGTGGTGGTGGTGTTCGTAGTGGCCCAAAAGTTGTTTTAGCTGCTGGTGGTTAAATGTCATTAAAGCTTCTTCGTCGTAGAATTCATTCTAAGTTAGGAAAACCTTTTGGCTATAGTACAAGAAAACCTCCTATTATAAAACTTGATGTTCATTTACAGACAGCAAATAGACAAGTTATTCAAAAACGCATAAAAACTCATGTTACTTTTACTAAAATTCTTAGACAAATTGTTATAACTATTACTAATTTTCCAAAAGCTTTACAAACTATTTCTCAGGCAACAAATATATATGCAATTAAAACTCATATTCGTACAAAAACTCAATTTATAAAAACTTTTGGCTACATTACACGTAATCCATCTATTAGACCACTTATTGTTAAATCTCAAGCAATTTCTCGTAGTAAAATGAAACCAAGAATTAAAACATATTCCTTTTTTACTTATACTTTTGGTGGCATTTCAGACTTTGTAAGTTATGGTGCATCTTTTCTTTTTACAGCAGCTAATTGGGCAACAATTACTGTGTATCTTGAAACTTATATGAGAGCTGTTTCTGGGACTGTAAATGCACGTCTTTTAGATGAAACAACAGGATTACCTGTTACAAACTCACAAATAAGTTCTTCAAATGCCATATTTGAACGAATTCGTTCTATTGCACTAACACTTATTGATACCCATACATATCGTCTTCAGCTTGGTACATCAGGTTCTTCAGATGGTGAAATTCTCTCAGGCAAATTAATAATTATAAATACATAAAGAAGGGATCAGTAGAAATGGTACAAGAAACAAAGGTAATTGATATTAGACGTTCCTATATTCCCATTGATCCCAACGCATTTCCTGCTACAGATCATGCTACAGAAGATGAAGATAAGCCTGAACCACGAATTCCTGTAATTGCTTATGATGGTTATAATTTTATGCCAACACCTCAGGGATATTCTTCCTTCTTTGGAGTTAATTCAGTATTAGGAATTGAATCATTGATTACAAGTGGAGGAAGTGGTAATGTAGATGATCTTTTTATGATTCAAACAAACTTATTACAAAATATTCTTGTTGCACTCTGTGATGATGGTATTTGGACAAAATCTGCAAATTCAAGTGGTAATTGGTTCCAAGTTATTCCATTAACTATTCCAGCAGCAGGAACTCATAAATTGTGGTCAAAGTGTGTTATTGAAAATATAATTTATGTATATAGACAAGGTGAAGCTTCTGTTTGGCAAGCTGGGCCGACAAACTCTTATGTCTTTACAGCATTTGTTCCTACAACATTAAATATGGCTGGTCAACTTGGGATCTTCAAAGCTGGTGGCAGATTGGGCTTCTGGGATTCAGAAAATTCAACAGCATGGGCTGCTCTTGGTGATCCAACAGATGCAACACCTGATACAAAGACTTTAGCAGGTTCTACAATCTTCCAAGATATTGTAGGACGTATTGTAGTTGTTCTTCAGCATGGAAATGGATTTATTATATATTGTACAAAATCAATTGTTCTTGTAATACGTAATATTAATAGTCCTTTAATTTGGTCTGGATCTGCAATCTTTAATTCTAATGGAATTTCATATAGAGAAGAAGCATGTTTTGCTGAACCAGATACACACCATTATGCATTTACCACACAAGGAATTGTTGAAATTGTAAATGGTAAAGCAGAATTTGTCATTCCTGAAGTTGGAACTTATCTTAAGGAAAAACGCCAGCCTGTTTATCTAAAGATGCTTAATGGACGTTATCTCTTTTTTCCAATTCTTGATCCATA